ACTTCCTCGTCGCCGATGGTGGAATCCTGATTGATAGGTAGAAACCAGTCGGGGTTGCCGTCTGGAATTAAGCGGGTCTCGATAGGGGAAACGGGCGGCGGCGGGTCGGCCACTTCGTCAGTTTGCATGACGGAATACCAACGGTCGCCGGTCGGGGCGGGCCAGTTTATTTTCACCAGCTCGAAAGGGACAGGATTCTCACCACCAGCAACGATGTCGCGGAGGTCGGATATTTTGGAAAGGGTGGTTTCGTCGAAAGCGGGCATCGGCGTTCATTATACTTGAATTTCAGGATTTTGTGTTATACTGGTTTCGCATCAAAGCCGTGTTCGGGCGTCATACCGAAAACGGGATGAAAACTGAATACGGCAAAGATTTAGCTTTTTCGAATGGCGGATGACGACGCTGTTTGAAAGGGCTTTTTCTTTTGGTTGCTGAGTGGTAACGTCCAAAACCAAAATTATCACTATAAAAATTACAATTCGATGGTGTACGAACAGTGAACAGATGCAACACTGTTTTTCGTGTCTAAGCCGATAAGTGCTTGATTTTGTTGAAGTTCAATAAACACGGGACGTTTGGAGATTTTGCGAATTCGTGATATTTTATTCGAAGAATTCCAGCGGATACCCTCAGAGGAAAAGAAAGCCAATTCCTAAATCAGAGAAGAAATCGCGGGTCGTCAAATGAAAAAAAGAATTTTGGTTGCATGTGAAGAATCTCAAGCCGTCTGCATCGCTTTCCGCGAGCGCGGGCATGAGGCTTTCAGCGCGGACATTAAAGAATGTTCTGGCGGGCATCCCGAATGGCATATCCAAGGCGATGTTTTGGAATTGTTAAACGATCCGTGGGATATGATGATTGCCTTTCCGCCTTGCACCTTTCTTTGTAATTCCGGCGTTTTTTCTCTATATGTGCGCCATCGAATAGACAACAAATGACCGATTTCATAAAATATTTTTTCTCCCGCGATGTACTAAAATTCTACTTTTTGGAGACTCCTAAAATGAAAAAACTGTTTCTTATTTTCTCCCTGGTGTTTCTGTGCGCGATTTCCGGGTTTGCCGACAACCCCGCACCCGGATGTACGGCGGTTTACGAGTTAAACACGGCGATTTCCTACCCTTTCCCTCGATCCCGGCTACACCTATCCCCCGTTTTGGCGCATCAATCGCTGGCAGTGCTTGCCCGATTTTTATTCCCCTTCTAGTCCGGCGTTTGAGAATTCACCCGCCAACGGCACGGATACACAGTTTCAGCTTAACGTCTGGCTTGTTTACAACGACTTTCGATACCCGAATCCTATCCGTTATGTAAACGAGGATATTTTGCACGTTTATACTGGCTTGCCGTTTATCGAGCTTGACGGGAGCGCGTATGAAGTCAATCAGGGAACAGGCGTTGTAACTATTTACAATCCGCCCGCGTCCGGCACTCATCTACATTTCGAGATTGCGCCGAAATAAAGGAGGGAATATGAAACAAATAATCTTGATACTAATCGCCGTTGTTCTGGTTGCGCTACCCGCTTTTGCTCAAACCCCGGACTGCGCTTCTCCGGTAACGCTTTCCGGTCAATTAACAGGCGGGTCCATTCAGGCGCAGAGTCTAATCGGTCAACGTTATACACAAGTCACCATAACACCAACCGGAGCAAATGATCCTGTTACGATAAAAGCCAGTAACTTCGGGTATTTCAGTTTTACAAACGTCACTCCGTGCGTCGAATATCGGCTTACCCCGTCCTTAACCGAAAAGGGTACGGCAACACTCGGCATCTTTGATGTTCCGCGTTGGACGCCGCTTAATCGCGTGGTTTACGTGGATGGTGGTGGTGATATAAACGGACTGGATTTTGAATTGAACATCTATACCCTCGAAGATGTCCTATAGTCCCCACTTCGACACGAGATAGTTGTAGAGGTCATTAATTTGTGCGTCCGTCCAGGCCGCTTCGGATAAAAGAATTTCTCCGATGTCGGCCTTTAACAATGTCCCCGTCGCGTCCGTCCTTTTTCCGATTTGCAGATTCGATAGCGTGATGCCGCCGTTGTAACGTGCGTGAACAACACCCCAAACGTTCATCGGCGCGGTTTGATTCGATTCGAGTTTGACCACGTTGTTGAATCTGTATTCATAATTCGAACCGAGCGAGTTATTGTTCCATTTTGTGTTGCCGTTTGAGCCAAACACGAACGGCACTCCGACATCATTTGTAATCAGTCCCGCGCCGCTTGAGAACGCCGCCTCATTCACTTTCATTACAAACATAGCCTCGTAAATCGTGGGATTCTCCGGGCCGTACAGAAAGCCGCCGCCGCTTACACTATTGAACCGGGTAACCTGTAGACCGTTTTGCTCATCCGGCACGGCAATAACATCGCCATCCGCGCCGAAATCGCTCAATGGTTGATTGCCGTTCGTAAGACTGTTTGACCACGCAAGCCCGAACGGGCCGGGAAATCCGTCTGGAGTGTGCCAACTAAACATTCCCGGAAGGGAATCCAAATCGAAAATGGAACCGTCTGACCAATAACGAATCCCCTTCACCTTCCGTTGGCGGATTTCGACGCCCTCCATGCTGAAAAGGTCAATTGAATACATGGAAGCCGTCTGCTCGTCTTGAACGAATGAGGCATGATACCGCTTGCCTCGAAACTCGATTTCAAAGACGTCGCGGGTTGTCGTGTGCGTGGTGAAAAACTCCCAATAATACTCGAAGCGCGGGAGGCCGTTTATCAGGTAGCCGTAGCTCGCATCATCGGGAAGCGCGCCGGAGGACAGCCGCCAGGTGTGGAGGCCGCCGGGACTGCCGACAAGCGCCGTTGCGCCATAGCCGCCGCCGAAGTTCGCCGTGAGCCGTTCGCTGCGGCGGGAAACATCGTCGATTTCGAGGCCGACGAGAGAAAGAACTTGATAATCTGATAATTCGGGCATATAATCCTATTCGAGTATTCCTTCAATTAAATAGATGGTTGGACAATTTGAGCCGGGGCCGGAATCCCGGCTCTTTTTATCCTCTCGTAAACGCAAATATCAATCCGGCGGCGGCGATTAACAAACTGAAAAATCCAAAGATTAAGAAAATCCCGGCGACAATCCAGCCGACAAGGTTTTTCTGTCCGCTGCCCTCGTTCTTGCTTGCGACGAGCTGTGTTACCACCTTAACAAATTCATCTTGCACCGGATCCCGAACGCCTGATTTTCCTCGCCCTTCCGAATAAGCCAACTCTAGACTAGATAGGCGTTTATTGACTTCACCTTGAAACAACGAGTTTTTGTTTTCAAGCGCGAGAGCCGTTGATTGCACCTGAGTTTGGAGTGTGTCCTTTAAAGCGATGGTTTGATCGGCAAGCGTTTTAATTGCCGTAAGGGCATCACTCGCCCGCCTGTTCCCGTCTTCCCTGTCAACTTGCCGGATTGCGTCAAGCCGAGCCGCCTCTTTCGCATCCATTTCCCATTGATGACTGGCGCGAAGTTCAGCAATATTCTGATTGTGCCTATCCCTTAAATCATTATAACGACGCTCCGCTTCTCGCAGGTCGTCTTGGCGCTTATTCGCCGCATCGACAAGCTGCAGAACATTGCCGGTCGGGTCGGGCTTTTCGCCGGGTGCCGTTTTGTGAATTTCTTCGGCCATTTTAGTCTCGCTCGATCGCGCCGTTCATTGCTTTTTCGATGCGTCGCGCCCGCTTGTTCGTGTCCGTGGTTATTATGGTCCCGTCCTTGTGTTCCTGGTGACTCAGATATCGCGAGAGAAACACGACAAATATTGTCACGGCGTTGGTGATTATACAAATAATTACGGCATCGCTCATTTATCTTATCCCCGAACCTTTCAAAAGGTTCTTACCGATGGACGAGTTTCGTTTATTGTCCTCGACCACTTGATTGCCGATGATCTGCGGCTTTTGGCGAATCCCGACCGTGACCACATCGCCCGGACGCATCGAATCAAGTCTCGAATGAAGTTTTTCAACCGCCGCGGCGAGACGGGTAATCTCCGGTTGACTCCCCGACATATAGGCATCCGGGTTCGTGCGCGTGATGGTCGCCGGGGTTGACGTGCTGCGGTTGGACGTAGAGCTTGCGGAAGTGCCGGAGGACGTGCCCGCGCGGTCTTTCTTGAAGCTGTCACCGGCTACCGCGCGGCCGGCAATCGCAGCGGTCCCGGCAATCGCGCCATACATGCCCGCCGCGATGAAGTGAGCGGTCGCAGACGGTCCCGCGTTCGGAACGCCAAAGAATGACATCGCAAGGGCCGCAAAACCTTCCGCAAGTTCGAAAATAGCCTTTATCGCCGCCTGCTGTGCGATCCCGGCCAATATTTGCGCCGTAACTTGTCGCACAGACGCGCCCGCCGAGCCGTAGAGGACATATGCCTCGACCGCGGCGCCAACGGCTTGCCCCAGGCCGTCGAACGCTCCCGCAAGGGCATCAATGCCCGCTATCGCCGCCGTGTTTTGCTCACCAACGAACTGCTCGCGTAACTGGTCAAGTGCGCCAACGGCATCAGAACTGCCGACCGTGCGGCGCGAGCGGTCACGGGCCGCGTCCTCTTGAGCCTTTGCCATAGAAGAAAAGGCCCTGTCCAGTTCGTCGGCGAGTTCTTTCGCGTCTTTCGCGCCTTGCTCGATCTTTTTATTTATCTCGGCGAGGATCGCATTGCCGTCCGCAAGGGTAACATTGGCCGCCTCGAGTGCATCCTTAATGCCCTTCGTCTTTATGTTCTCGCGCAAAACCTTGATTTCATTCAGGACGCGCTTTTCTTCCTCGGCGTTTCCGCGCACGTGTTCGAGCTCTAAATCAAGTTGAATCCGACGAGTATCAAGGAAATCATTTTCAAGCTTTTGCCGTTGAACCATCGCCTCAAAGACGGTCTTGTTTTCCGTCGCCATTTGATACTCAAGCTGCGCAATAGCCCTTTCTGTGACCGCTTCGTTGAAGGCTATGAGTTGGTCGCTGTCGGCTTTGGCGCTTTTCAGCACGTCTTCGTTGCGCCTCTTCTCTTCCGCGGCGTAAGCCTCTTGTGCTTTGGTTGCCGTATCAAACAGTTTTACTTGACGATCATAGTCACGGTCCGCCTGCTCTTGATCTCGCACTTCTCGTTCTGCGGTGGTTTTCTTATTCTGAGCATCTAGGGCAGATTCGGCCGCATTGAGCGCGGTTAGCGTTTCGATGCTGCTTGTTTCTGCAATCTTAAGGGCCTCGTCGACGGCTTTAACGTATTCCGGGAGTCCGCCGCCTTTCTTGAGAATTTCGGTTTGCTTGTCTACCGTATATTGGTAGATATCAAGGGTCTTTTTGTAGAGATTCGTGAGCAGTGTCACTTGCGCGGCCGCATCCCTTTTGGCGATTTCCTCGCGCTCTTTCCGGGCCTTGTCGGCGGCGTCCTTTTGGGTCTTGATATTGTCGAGGTAGTCAGAATCCGTCGCGCCCGGTAACGTGCGCGGCCTTCGATTCTTCACCCAATCCGGTATTACGGTTTGGTCGTTATTGATTCGATCCTGTGCGCCGCGCATTTCAAGATACGCAGACCCCGCGCCGCCGAGAATCATGCCCAACCAACTCCGTTCAGATGTGCGACCGTCCGGCGTTTGCACGTTTACAGTTCCGAAATAGTCCGCCGCCGCGTGGGTTAAATCGTTCCATACACCAATAAGCCCGCGTAAGGTGTCCGCCGTGCGAACACCCCACTCCTTGATCTGGCCCTTATTTTCGGACAACCAAGAAGAAATATTTTTTGATGCATCTAAGAACACCGGCATGAGCTCACGCCCGAACGCATAGCTTACGGCTTTCAACTGCGCCGTGAGCGTGTCCATCTGATCGCCGAATTCATCAGCGGCGCGGGCGTCCTTATCCGAGAGAGTGATGCCGAGTTCTTTAGCGTGAGCAATGAGCGCGGGAAGATCGCCGTTGAAAGACTTGATAAAGGGCAAGAGGTCCGCGCCGGACTTCCCGAAAGCGTCCATTGCGGCCTTCGATTGCGTGACGCCGGGCGGTAAGGCGGCAATTCGTTTGAACACATCGCCAAGGGCGCCATCCAAATCTTTAATCGCCTTTTGCGGGTCGACGCCAAGGCGGGTTAATTTCGCTGCTGCTTCCTCTGAGCCAAGCGCGGCCTCGCCGACCGTCTTTGTAAATTTGGTTACGCCGGACGTGACCTGCTCGAGCGATGAGCTTGACTGATCGGCGGCCAGTTTGAAAGACGAAAGGGTTTCCGCGCTGAGTCCGGTTTTCTCGGAAGCGTCGAAAATCTCAGAACCGTAATCCGATGCGGACTTTGCGAGGCCGAACAACGCGACCGTCGCGCCGACCGCCACTGTGCCGAGAAGTCCGATAGCGCCGACTGCGAGCCCGGCGGGCCCTGGTATCGCGCCGAGCGCGGACGAGGCAGACGTAAGCTGAGAGGTAAGACCGTTTAATTGTGAGCCGGTCGCGACACCTGAGAGGCCGGAAATTAAACTTGTGAGCCCTTTGTTCGAGCCGACTTTTGTTATCGCCTTATCGGTCTTTTGAAGTTCGCGGGTAACGCCGGACGAATCGCCCTGGATTTTATAGATAAGGTTAAACTGTTCGCTGTTGGCCATAATAAATAAGCCCGCTCATTACCGGCGGGCTTGTCTCTTTCGCGCTTCCTCTCGCGCATTATAGTCTGTGCCGTCTTGCTCGAGCAACATCCTATTTAGCCAGTACGGCTCTTGATTTTCAATGACTTCGGGTAGTTGCCCGTATTCCTTGGCTAACGCGAGAATCCTTTGCCCGGTAAAGCCGCCCGTCTTTGACTCACCTTTGAGCCACAAACCTACTTCCCGGGCGTCGATTTTGGGTTTACATCATCCTCGATCGCGGCGACAATCTGTTTTAGATTGTGGTCGGTTTCGTCCTCCAGGTTCGCGGCGGTAATCTCGTAGAGAATCTTGCCGGCCGCCTGTTCGGTATCCACGTTTCGCAATTCTTTCAACTCGAATCGCGTTCGAAGCATTTCGGAAAAGGGAATTACCCCGTCCTCGCCCTCATCTTTGATACGCTGTTTAACGAGGTCGCGATACTTCTGCGAATCCGAATTACGGGGCGAATAGTAAACGGCGATGATTTCCTTGCGGGCGTTTTTCCCGCCGTCCATGTATTCGTAATCGGTGACTTTGACTTCGCGCGTTATGCGCTCGCGTTGGTTGCTCATAAGAAATTATGCTACCTGCGTGATGCGGCCGTATTTGCCAAAGGTTGCCGAGTCGGATTTCGTTGAATCCTGCAGCAATTGGAACGGCAATGTGAAAGTGGAAACATTCGAGCCGTCGCCCAGGATTTGATACGCGGTCGTCGGATCGAATTGCATCTTGTAGAAATCGAACGTTTCCTTTGCATCGCTTTTGGCAATGTTAATCATTTTGAAACGCCCGTAAAGCTCGAAAACGCGATTCATCAGAATCCCCGTTCCGCTACCGCCCGCGACGTTGCCGGCCGCCTTGAACGGTTGGACAACCGAGCCGGTTGTGACGTCAAGAAATTTAACAAGCCCCGCGTCCGCATCAACGATTTCATAGTGCAAACCGAGCGTGAGCGTGATGGGCGAGCCGGTCGAGTCAACGATTGTGAGCGATGAGATACCGATGCGCCCGCCCGGAATCGGCATGATGTCACCTGCGATAATGCCGGTCGGGAAAATGGCATTTGCGGCGATGAACGCCGCAGCGGTGATGTTCGCGGTCGTTCCGAACCACGCAAGCCGCAAAAGCGATGCCGAGTACGCTGAGATAACGAGCTCGCCCGTCACGTCGAACATGTACGGAATGGAAAGATCTTTCGCCGCGATCGAGAGCCGTTTCGAAACGTGCTCGATCTTGCTTGTGGCAAAATTCAGATTGAGCGAATCAATCTCGGGCAAAAGATATTCGAAGTTGTCCGGCTCGCCGCCCGCCGTTCTTGCCGATAGCCAGCCCTCGCCGTGTCGATATGCGTAATCTGTCGCCATGATTATTTATCCTCTCTGATCTTGACGTCCGTTTCCTTCACGTCTTTTTGAACTTCGCCGAATTCTTTGGCGATGGCCGAATCCATGAGAACCACGTCGCCCGCCTCACATTCCACGCCGTCGACGAGACACCGGGCGGCTAATTTTACTCGAACCTTTTTTGTTTCACTCATAACTTTTTATTGATAAGAATTGAACTTTTCTGTCTGATAAACGATTTCCATTTCAACCTGTGCGCCGAGAATCTCAAAACTGTTTTCCTCGCGATAGAACGAATGGCTTTTTTCTTCCGTGGTCCACGCGAGAGGTGTTCCGTTATCAAGCGGCCAACGTTCCGGTTTCCATTGGTTGCTCGATGTCGAATCCGTCCCACGAATAGCCTTTTTCACATCGGCTATAAAATTCCAGGCGCCGGTCGGGGTTATTGTCGAATCCGATTTTGCGAGCAAGAAACCCCGAATCATTACGGGCAGCCGGTGTAGCGTTTTGCGCCGGCCTTCAGGCGATTCGATACTGGCCACTTCTCCGGTGAAAATGCTTATCGCAATCCCCTCGCTCGCTTGCCAGTTCGTTTCCCAAATCGCAACCCGATCGTCGGCGAAATTGTGATTGTACCCGTTCGCGGTTTTAATCAATTTCATCCGAGCCTGGACCCGCTCACAAATTTGCTGTTCTATCGGCGTCGGCATTAAGTTTTCAATTTGTTCGGAGCCAAATGACTGTCAGCCCCGTTCCTAAATCTTCCTTTTTTTCAACTTTGTAACTGACCGCGTTAATGGTCACGTTCATTTTTGTTACGACGAATCCGACAAGGGATGTGCGAACGGTAAAACTCGGATTCGATTTCTCGACGGCGATTTGACCATACATCAATGTTTCATCCGTCCCGCCCGTAAAAACCCCGTTTACCGTGGTCGTCGGCGTTGTCGCAAAATCCGCCGGGACGTCAAAATCCGTGCATTGCGAAAGGTCTGAGTCGATGTCTATCATGTCAAAAGGCTATGCGCCCAAACTAATTTTCAGCGTTCCGTTGTCATTCCACCATTGCCCCGCTTCTCCGGGGTCGGTAGCTGGCAGTAAACCGAGGGTGGTGTTTATAGTATTTATCCCATCCCCGCCTAAAAACAATTTATCGTTGGACGTGCTTGCCACCTCTTTCCATGTCGTGTCAGGATCGCCCGTGCGAATAGAGTTTCCCGCCGCATACAGATAATTCGCAACCAAATCTTTGTCTGTACTGACATAATCAGGGTCGGAATTATCAAACGGGCTTGCCGGAATATCGGACGTTTTGGCGTAATCGCTATCTTCCAACGCCTTCGGGGTGACGAACTTTGCATCGTTCGAGCCGGTATTCACTTCCGCGCCGGTGGCTTTGACGGGGACCGCGCCCGCGCCCGATGGATTTTCATAACTCAAATCCGCCCACGCCGTTCGACCGTCGCCGAGCTTGGACTTGCCGGTGTCCGACTCGCGCCCCAAAGTGAATTGAGGCAGGATCGGATTTTGAGCAGTCCAGTCAACGGATGGCTGATTGGCGATGTAAAGCGGTTGTGACATTATTTCTTTTTCTTGTCGGCCTTTTCTTCGGTTGCTTCCTCGGCCTCGACCGCTTCCGCGCGCCCGTCCGCGAGCCATGCGTTGGCGAGGGATTCGGGAACGGTGACTTCGGCGCCGGCCGCAAAGACAGCTTCCGCGCTTCCGCCTGATTTGTGGGCGGGGTTGACGATACTGGTTAAGGTTCTAACCTTGACTGTTTTTTCTGACATTTGAATTTCTCCTTTACAAAATGCTAATGAACTGGCCCGCGCCGCGCTGCGTTGCCGTGGTCGGAACGCTCTTGCCCTTGCCGAGAAGCGCGAAGGCGGCGGCGTATGTACCGACCGAGCCGTTGCCCCCGGTCATTACGAGGTCGATATACCGCTTGCGCTGGCCGCCGCATCGGACGTGGAACGCGATAAAGGTATTGTCGGCCGTGGCTGGCGGTAGTACCCCGTTCGCCGCAACGCTCAGGTCCGCGCCGGAAATATCGACCGCACCGGACATCCCGGAGTCGTCGGATTCCTGGAGTTTGAGCGCTGCGAGAACGATATCCAACGCGCCGAAAAAGACGACGATGAGTAGCTCATCGAATCCGAGCGTGTCGATCGCGGCGGTCGTAAACGGATTATCGTCAACGATGGCTCCCGGCGGCGTGATGGCTACGAACTTTTGGGCCTCTAATTGCTGCATAATTTTATCCTCAAAATGATTTCAAAAAGTGGGCGGGATTTCACCGCCCGGTATCAGAAAGAGCCGTTTAGCTCGCGGCGGTTATCAGGGCAACCATCGGGCCGGCCAACCTCTCGGAAGCCGTCGCGCTCGCGTTTCCTACGCTATGAACGTTGATGCCGAAACGCTCCGTTGCCTTGGCGACAATATCATCCTGGGCGAAACGATATTCCGTGGATTCGACAAGCGTAAACTCGCGCCTTACGCCCATTGTTGCGGTTGCGTAGAGGTCGCCGAACAGGGCGACAACCTGGCTATTCGCTTCCGTTTTCGGGAACACATTCACGAACTCGACCGGATAGCCGAGTAGCCGGGCCTCGGCGCGGTCCTGATAATAGCTGCCTACATTGCCGGGGGCCGCGAGCATGAGCTTCATTGCGACGTTGTAATAAAACCCTTTGCTCATGTACCACTTCATGCGGTCATCGCTTGCGCCCTCGAAATCGGGCATGAGCGCGAGGCTGTCCGCGAAGTCCTGAATGACGAGTTCGGAATAGGTGTTGCCGGATCCGACTTTGATTCCCGCGATGTTTGCGATCGTTCCGTTGAGCGCGAGGATGGACGGGACAACCCCGAACATGCCGCCGTAATAACTCGTACCGTCGCCGAAGAAACCGCACTCGTCTTCACGCTTGGCGAACGCGCGCGCGGTCTTGTCGGCGATCATGTTGCCGATATCGACGATCGCATCCTCGTTTAGCTCGCTCGAATACGGTACGAGTACGCCAAGCTTCTTTGCAACGAGGTTTACGCGGTCGAGGGTCAGACTGGATTCGGGGATGGGCTGACTTTCGTTGACGAAATAGACAACCGGGCCATCCACGAAACGCGGGTCGCTTCGGGTGTCGCTGGTCATCGGAACGACATTCGCATTGCGACGGAAAACGCCGTAAGACAAAACCAAGTCGATTAGATCATTGCCGAATTGTTCCGGCACGAGATAGCCGCCCTTCGCGTTGACACCTTCCGCCATGCCGCGGGTAATGAGTCCCTGCTCCAGAGCGTAGCGTTCGGCCTTCTCGAAACGTCCGTCTTGCGGCCCCCGACCGCGAAACAGCGTTGACAGAGCCCAGGCGCCGAGATCGTAAGCGGCCCTGAGATTTTCTTCCCTGCTGCCACGGTTAAACGCCGTGATGGCGCCCGACCGGGGAGCGGAAATTGCGAGCTGCGTATTGGAAGAATTATCGCCGCCGCCGTTTCTCGCCGCCGCGGTTGCCGGGTCGAGAACGGGTACGGCAACGGTTCCCGCCTGATTCGCCGTCAGATATTCCCGCATGCCGACCTCGGTAGGTAAGGCGTTGAGCGGAACGCTGTCAACGTAAGCACGAACCAGCGTGGAAGATTCTGGCGGCATCACTTCTGCCCATCCGATAACTGTTCGAGCGGCGGCAAGGCGGTTATCCGCAAAGATTTGGTCTGCGGAGCGCGTTTCTACGGGCGGCGGCGGATCTGCGATTGCCGGGGCCGGATTCGGGATATTGTCTTTATCTGCCATGTTATTTTCCTCGTTTGTAGAATTGCGCTGTGTCGCGCTTTGTAAAATTGCGGGCGGCTGTTCAATCGCTCGGCCAACGCCTATCGAAAAGTCTGCCGGGGTCGGCTCGAGGGACGCTTCGAAGGGCTCCCAATCTCTGCAGCGAAAAACCGGAATCTCGCCGATAGTTCGCTGATTTCCTTTTTTATCCAATTCCGGCTCGAGATCCCACATGTAGAATCCGGCCGAAATGGAACGGCAGATGCCGTCTTGCACATCCTGAAACTTTTCCGAGCCTTGAACGCCGCGCGAGAATTTGGCATCGGCTCGCAGTTTGCCCTTGTCGATTCTGACGTTTTCCCACGCGCCGATTTGTTCGGAATGGCTGTGCGCCCAGAGCATCGGAGCACCGGCGTTGAACCGATCAAGGCGTATCGAGTCGGCGGAATGGTCGAGAATCACATAGCCGAACCAATGAAAAATCGGCTGGTCGGATGTCAAAGAAATTGCCGCAACCGTGCGGGCGTCGGCATCAACCGTCAGTTCTTTTCGGAGCGCCACNCTTGAGCGCCCGACCGGTTTTCCGATGATTTCGTCTTTGTTAAATTCTGGCATTGAAAAGCCGCTACGAAAGAAATGACGTAACGGGATTAATTAATAACACGGTTTTTTTTGATTAGCAAGAGGTTTTTTGACAATTAATGTCACTGACGGGTTGGTGGGAACGGTTTTTGTGACGGATTTTGTTATTCAGTGACGGATTTTGTAAGGTTTGGGGCTGGTGTGTCGGAGTGAAACACCTTGTTGACACCAACAAAATGATGTGTCGTTTTGGGCAAAGAAAAGGCCGAACTTTCGAACGGCCTTTTATATGGTTGGACTAGGGGCGCGATGATTTAATTTGGTTCATCGCGGACCGGTCAATGCGGTTCACATCGACACTGCTTTTCAGCATCAGAAAGATTCTATCACCCTTTCGCCGATTTGTCTTTTAATAAAATGACTCGACGGGTGGAGCGTTTTTAATTTCGTTCCATAAGCGCTCGTGCGCGTCCGGTTCGCAGAATTCGCAGAAACCGCGATAAAGAAATGCCTGAGTGCCGCATCGAAAGCACGGAAGACTGCCTTTGTGTTTGGGCCATTTTAACCACTGTCGGATTTTACGAATAATGAATTTCATTTCGTTTTGTCTTTCTTTTTCGTGCCCGTGTCGGTGTCTGAATCGTCGTTCGCCGTATCGGTAGTGTCCGCCGCATTTGCCGCTGGATGCGTACCGTCTGACGAAACAAGGGTAATTGGACGCCTTACGCCTTTATCCTCTGACCACGCCCGCTTTGCATCCTCGCTCATTCCCGGCAAGGCGAGGGCCTTTCTAAAGTCTTCCTCGTCGTCAGTCTGCGGGGTTAACGCGCCCGCGCGGACGCCCACGCCGTATGCATTGGCGCGACGGTTGACTACTTCGATGTCGTCCAACGTGCTTTGATTGCCGTTCTCGTCTTCGGTGTCTGCGACCGGAACGCCCGCGCCGCCGTCTGCGGTAAATTCCAAATTGTGGGCTTCGATATCCTTGCGCTCACCTTCCGCGGTTTCCAGAAAATCAGTAATGTCATCGCCGCGATTGGCAAGGGCCTGTGTGCGGGTTTTGAGTCCGCCCGCGATCGCCATAAGGTCGGCGCGGATATCCTTTTCAGGTTCGATATATTCCCACCCGCGCCCGCGCCAAAATGGACGCTGGATTTCTTGAAACTCTCTCGGGGTGATCTGCAGCAAGCCGTTGAGAAAGGCCCGTCTGACGAATTCGTGATAGATTTTCGTGCAAACAGTTTCGCCGAGCCATGTTTGAAGCTCGCGCCAAACATCGCGAGAAGCGTTCAAACCAATGCGAGCAGATGAGAAATTGACTTCCGAGAGGTCGCCAGTGAGTTCGAAATAATTGACATCGTTCCCGGTCGCCACCTCACCTTGCAGGATCTTGACGTGTTCGGCGTGGTTCTCGTTCGGCTGATTCGGGTCGAAGGTGTCAAGGCTCATGCCGGGGTCGAGAAGGGTAAAACTGCCTGGCTCCGTGTCGATTTTGAGCGGCGAGTCATCCGCCTCGTCGCCAATGAATTCGGCCGCGCCTTCGTCTGGCGTTTCCTGTTTGATAAGCCCGACCGTGTTCGCGCCCATTTCCGCAGCGATCAAAACGGCATCCTGCAGGCTGTTCAAATGCTTGCCTTTTATCAGCGTTGCGTAAAACCACGGCGGGCAGCGGGTCGCTTCCTCGTCTTCGAGGTCGTGCAGTCCAACGTGGATCATTTGTTCGGCGGGAACGCGAACGGGTTCTGTTTCAGGCTTAACGAACATCCGATTGCTCGGCGGGGTTCGAAGATGGTAGGCAACCGGGCGGTTATCCGCGTTGACCTCTACCGACATGATGATTCGATTTCCGTTCGAATGAACGCGGTTATAATTCTCGTCCAGGTAATCGGCGGTAATGGTTTTGATGGAAAAGCCGAATTTATTATCGGCGTTTACAAATTGGATTAAAACCTCGCCGTGCTTCGGGGTGTTCGTGGCTATCAGTCGTTGGAGCGACCAAAACGAAAGCTTGCCCGACGCGGAAAACGTATCAGCGGCGCAAAACTCCCACCAAAGATTCTCAACCATTTTGTTGAGTTTGATATTAAGCTTATCACCTCGAGCGGTCCGGGCCCGTACCTGTAATTGCACCCCGAACGGCCCGACGATATTTGAACGACAAAGCGAAAGGATTTTTTTGAAAAGCGGATTGTTTTGGCATTCCTCGATCGATCGGGCGCGGAGTGGCTGTAAGGCGTGGCGAAGCTCGTAATTTGCAGACCTGGTTTGCGTCGTCCAGTTCTTTCGTAATCGGCTGTTAAGGGATGCCTTGTATCTGCGGGTTGCGGTCAGATGTGCCGCCGCCGCGCGTTCGTTGCGCTCGCGGATAACATCGCCCATCGGCGGGATATACAAATCGTCTGAAAGTTTAATCATCTCGTATCGTTCCCCGAATTTGGGTTAGAAAGTTGCCGCAGCCGTTCGCCCGGCGCCGCTCATTTCTCACCCGCAAGGCGTACCAGTTTCGCCATTTGATGCGTTCGCTAACGAGCATCTTTTTGATTCGGCGGGATCCGGCCGGCGTTGAGATCTCGTACTCCAAAACATCAACGGACGTTGAGCCGTTTATCGCCGCGTCCAGGGCCGCCAAGGCAATCTCGTTCGCGGTTCGGGCATCTATCGGGGTCGTTGTCCCTTCGGCGAATCCGGCGGTAACGGTCAGCGAGCCGGAGTCGACAACAATCTGATTTGTCGGGCTCGCAATTTCCTCAACTACCGCTTGCCACTTCCAGACGCCGCCGGATGTAACCGCCATTGTCGCCGTATTCGAGACGGGCAGAACGACGTCGAAACTCGTACCGTCCGCCGTCGCATCGATATTAAATCCAGTCGATGGGCCACGGAAGCGATACTGCAGCGTCCAAAGGGTCGCGGGGTAATCGCTAAAATAGCGCGTCCATTCAACGCGCTCGCCTTGGGTTATTCGGGTTGGTTCGGGGCAATGGGTCATTTATTCGCCGTCTAAAGTCGCGCCCTCTTTCGTGAGAAGTTCGGCGAAATACTCAGCGGATCGCTCCGCTGCGTCCGAATCTGATATATTTCCGAACGATTCGGGGTTATTGTTATATTCTTGATACCATTTTGTAAACGCTGATTTGATTTGGTCTTTCGTTACTTGAGCCATGTTTCTCCTTTTTGGTTAAAACCTCTTATTCACCATCACAACTTCGCGCCTTTTGCGCTTAATTGGCGGTATATTATCATTATTTTGGGAAATTGCCCCTTTATTTTCGCCTTTTTCCGGTAAATTGTGCAATCTTTTTGCTAACGCCTTATAATTTGGGTTCAAAATCGCCAATGCTGCGAGATTATAAACCGCGATGTCTAACGCCTCATTTCTTGCGCTTTGGGCCTCATCGCCTTTCGGATTGATCTTCACATATTTGTATTTCGGCAAGCCTGACGGATAATGGAGAATTTTCTTTTCCGAGCACAGCATTTGAAAATATTTCGTGTCGTATTGCTCGCCCTGGTACGGCTCAGCGGGAAAATGACAGTAGCCGGGGCCGCGTTCGTCGACCTGGAGATTTGCGAATATCGTATCTTTCGCCGTATCGGTTCCGACAATGAAAAGACGGACGCCCTGCTTATTATTTCGGCGAGGTTTCGAGACTATCGGATTTCCGGCGGTCGATGCGCCCTTGATCGCGTACCATCGGCGCCCCGCGTTGTTCTTGCAAAACTGGTAGACCTCTTTCGAGTGATGCCCGCCGGAGTCGATACAGGCGCATTTGATTTTCATAACGCCGTTCGCGCTCTCGTATTCGGCATCAAGAATGTCATACAAATCTTCCCAAATATCGGGAAGCGCGGGGTTGCCGTAAAGAACGAAATAGGCTATCCGCCAACTCTCGTTATCGCGCCCGAAGCCTTGCACTTCGCACTCTATCCGGTCGCCTTGCACGTCCGCGGCGGCCGTCAGAACGAGAACACCAGAGGGAACCTCGGCATCGTAAACTTCAACGTGATCGCCGAGGTCTTGATAATCGATGCGCTCGCCTAGGTCCTCCCACCATTCGGCAAGGCGAGTGTTCAAGAAAACCTGCAGCTTCGATTTATCTTTGTGCTGTTTCCACGCCTGATTTGCTTCTATCCAACCGAGTGCCATATCGCCCCAGGTCGTAAAGGGTGAATAGATCTCGTTTATCCAAAAGCTTCGGCGATGTCCGACATATTCAGGATTTGTTACCCGCCATTCTCCGCGCGAGAGCATGTCCTTTTTCTCGTCGTGAACGATCATGCAGCCTTGCTCGCAGACATAATAAGCGTTTTCGTAGTCGTCCTCATCCCAAACCACTCCGCCGTTTTCAGCGCGCCATTGCAAAACCTGAAACGTTCCACAATGCGGGCAGGGAACGAAATATTTTTCTTGCGTAGAATTGAGCCAGGCAATATATGTCGGGCTTATTTCTTTAGTTCTCGGGGTGGTGACGCGGACCAGCCGGGCAAGATCGCCCGCCGTTTTCATTCGGGCCTGCGCTAAGTCTGTCGGGCTTCCCTCGTTCGTGGGTTGATATGCATCTTCCTCGTCGAGAAAAATGATCTGAGCCGCCCGGGATGAGAGTTCTGAGGGTGATGTCGCCCAAGCAATATGCAGCATCCCGTTTCGAAAGATAACGCGGGTCGATGTGTTTTCCGCGCTCCGGGATTTCGTACTCGACACCCGCCCGTCTGAAAGAATCGGCGTATCGCGCACCATCGGATCGAACGCTTCAACTTTCCACGCGCGGGCTTTGCCCTCGGTTTCCGCGCAGTAAATCATCTTCGTCGGGTCGATGTGGATTTTGTACCCAATGATATTGCAGATTGCTTCCGTACCGGCGATTTGCGCCGATTTGATTAGGAGGATCTCCCGAACGTCCGGCGAATGTATCGCGTCCATAATTTCCGGGAGATACGGCGTCACGCTGTTTTTCCATTTACCGGCAAGGGACGGGTTGGCAACGCGATCGAGCGAAACCACGCGGTAGGTTTCCGCCCATCGTGAAACCGTGAGCGAGCCTTCCGGAATGCCGGATTCGAGCCCGGCTTTTATGGCTGTGTGGACGTTGGACATTAAACTCTTTCGATCTTTCCGCGCTCAACTGTGCCGTCCGGTTGTCTGGTAAAATATGCCGTGTATTGCGGGATTATTTCGCCCTCGGCTAATAGGTCAAATTCGGGGTGTCGCAAGAGAAACCGCTTTGCGCCTACCGTGTCGGCGCAACGCCCCTCAATGACCTCCCCGCCGATTTGTGTCAATAAATCAGGGGCGGATTCTAATAGTTCCAAACTTACGATGATAAAACCGATGCGATTTTCTTTGCTCATTATTTCAAAAACCTCTCGTGATTCTCCCGCGCGTCCATGAACGGATTGTTCAAAATACGGCGGGCTGTTTCTATGCCGCTTTCAAGGTCTTTTGCGGCGCGTACCTTTTTAACCAAATCCTTCAAATCCTGAATGACAATTCGCTTGTGAAGTCCGCCGAATAGCGCGGCAACTGCGTTAGAAACCTCGTCGGTCGAGACTACTTCGCCCTTGATTTTCTGGAGTTCGATTTGTAGTTTCTCGTTCTTGAGGTCGATACTCGCAACCGTCTTTTCTTCTTTCTCGGTAGCGTTCCCCTGCAGCGCGATGCTCAGGGCCTTGTTAAGTTCGAAAAGCTGCTCGTTGTCGGTGGAATCGGGGTGCGGTTCGATGCCCGCTTTGAGAATCCGTTTCGAGACTACGGAGCGATCGAGTTGGAATTTGATAGCCAGTTTCGATTTGCTGTAGAGATTCGGATTCTTGGCTTTCTTTGTGACTTTCTTTGTCGGGGTCATAGATTCGTGCCGCAATATTCGCAGCGGTCGGGGGGTTCTATTTCCTTACCGACAACCACGGTCGGGCCCTCGCGAACCACGCCGTAATATGACGAAAAATGCGTCATGCGCCTTTCGGTCATTCTCGGCACGGGCGGCGGCGCTCCGCAGTTTCGGCAGTTGGCCGGTGGCGGTTTCGGCGTCTCGGAGGCCAGCAAATAAGCACTACCGTGCGCGTAACAATACGGTGGCCTTGGGGCAACATATCCCATATAAATATAAACCATCCTCCTTATCTGATATTCTGCAACGCCGCTTTTATCTCGCGCTGAATGTTTGAATGTAGCCGCCGGTTAACCACTTTCTGAATCACCGGAAAGAACGTTGGTTGCTTTTTGATCCGCGCGCGGGTTGGTAAAAAGTAAAGGATTTTGAACTTCTTATTTTTCCCACGTCCTTGTCGTTGGGCGATGAACTCGCGCCCTTTCCGCGTCTTGCCGACAAATGCGCCTTTGGCTAAAATCGGCCGGGGTCGTTGGCCTTTCTGGATTATCTGCCGTTTTGTCCGTCTGACGTTCTCAGTCGGAACCGCCAAGTGTTCGCCACGTGGGATTTTCGTTCCGCCCTTTTCGTGAAGGGCGAGGAAGTCGGCTCCCGCGCCCACCGTCGCGGTCGGGTTCCGGTCTTTAATTTTCGCGGCCTCGGACTTGACGGCAAGCGGCCCTTTTTCCGGCCACTGGTTGCGAACCTGAAATGTGCCGCGTATCGCGCCCTGAACGGCTTGCTTGCCTTCTACCGCCGTTTTCGTAATCCCGATAGCCATGCCCGCGTGAATGCTCTTTAGAATCTTATCGGCGGTCGGCGGTCGTTTTACTATGGAGACTTTGAACACGGCGTTATTGTACTTGCTCTTTGATGTGTCGGCAAACTCCATCCGCACCCGTACCCCACGAGCGGTGTTTATTGACTTCCAGTTTTTCGCGCATCATTTTGACGAGTACTGAATTTTTAACGGGTACGGTTACGCCAAAATCCGAAGCATGATTAAGCAAAATCATTCCAATGTCGGCAATCTCCGCGAGGGTTTTCTTTCGTACTTCGGTCGCCTGAAAGCCTAAAAATTCAATAGGTTGTTCCCACAACTCGGCGAAGGCTTCCTCGACTTCCTCGAACATGTGGAGAATCTTGCTCTCGTTCGTCTCGTTCGGAAATGTCTCTTTCGCCCATTTCGTAATTTCCGCCTGAATTGTTTGCATATTCCTCCACTAAGACCTTGCGAACGGCAAGGGGTTGGTTATTTCGCTACGTCCATTTCGTCGATCGCCGTATTGTATTCATCCCAATTTTCAGAACACCAGTTGCGACCATTCGGCAAAAAGCAGTTGTCATTATGCGCGGCGATAAACGCCCGAAGTCCGTGCTTGCCGTAAGCCGTTTGATTGTCAATTGCGGCTTGTAAAAATCCCTCAATATCTTCTGTTTGAAAAAGCACCCCGCCTCGCGGATCGGTTGGTATACCGCGACCGTGCGCCTTACGCGCGCGTTCCAGGTATTCGTCAAGCGGAGCATCCGGGGTTGATGAGTTCGCGCGAAACATTTCAGCACTCCGGCGGATTTCATCTTCATTGCCGCGCGCCACGGTCAGGTGGTTCGGGTCATGCGTCCACCAGCAAGTATTTGCGCCGTAGAAAATCATTTCCGGTTTTGCGTCTCGGACATCTTCGATTGTTATATTTTCCTTGATAACTAAGGTCATTGTTTTCTCCAAATTCAAAACCCCTTGCAACGGACGTTTGGGGTCTGCTGCAAAGGGCTTTGTCTCTTAGTTCACCTTATCCCAAATACTTGCCAAATCGTTATGAACCGCTTCGCGCAAACTGTCGAAATGGCTTGAGACTTCCGTTATAAATTCGGGCGTAGTCTTAAATCGGTCTGCGACTTTTTTCAATTGTTCCTCGGTCATATCCTCAACGTAAGTCCAACTGTCCGCACCTTCGTCGTTTTCCTCAACACAAAAACCGAGCTTGATTGTTTCAGTTTCACTTTCAACTCTATCGGGTATGCTAACTGTTTTCATTTTTTCCTCCATTAGAAAACCCTTACCCCGAATGTTCTAGGCATTCGAAGTAAGGGCGGTCGCCGTTTCATTGTTAAACCGTTCCGGCCTAGAAACGAAACGGCAGTCTATCAGGTTCCTATTGTATCACGAAAGCAGTTTCACAATGCCCGCGATGTTCAAAAAGAACGCGAGAAGGGAGGTCCACATAACATCTTTCGCGATGGCGGACGGCTTGCCATCGGTCAGCGCGTAAACCAGGCCGCCGAGTAGTGCGATGATGAGTAGGATTATTGAGGTCATAACTGGTTCAGCGCCTCGTCGATCGCATCGGCGTAATTGCCCTTGTCGTTCGCGCTCAAAGTGCCAGCCGCGCACTCGTTGAATGATTCCGAGTCTTGCGGATCGTAGGCGAGATAGTACGCATCGATCGCGTCGACTACCGCCTTTTGCGGAGTGGTTAAGGCCGCGTCATTAGCGACCTCGTAAATCGGCCAGGCAATGCAGAGCAAGCCCATTCCCGTCCAGTCGGACTCGCGGCCTAATATGATAATGAGTTTCCGCCAGCGGCGGCGCTTTGGTCCTGATAGTGCCATTATTTTTTACTCCTTGTTTTCGGCGTTTCCTCGGGCGTCGGTTCCGCCTCGGGCGCAACCAACTTGTAAAGTTTGTCGATGTCGGATGCGTTCTTTTTTTGGATTTCCTCGTTAACCCGGTTGCGCTCTCTTTGAACGCCGACATCGATTGCGGTATTCCAGAGCCAGTAACCAAGCGCGGCCATCGCCATTAGAATCATTCCGATGTTTCCGATGTTCGCCCATGACCAAAATTTGGGAGGTGGTTGATTCGGCATCACCAAATACCCCGCATTATGCAACTGCTGTTCAAGAAACGATGGCTGCCCGGTGTCTTCGTTTTCTTTCTCGGCGGTCGACGCGAAGCCAGGACCTTGTAAAATTTTTCCTGGTTGCGGCATTGTTTCATCCATTCGTCGCCGTTCGGTTTTCATACGTGCCTCCTATCGCAAGGATGGTCACGCGAATATTGTACCTAACATTGCCTGATTTTGATAAGGCCGAAGAAAAAAGAAATCTGCGAACATTTCTGTTTTTGAAGTATTGCAATCCTCTCGTCGGCGTCCTGAACTATCTTATTCAGGCGAATGATTTCTTGTCGCAGGGAGTCCGTCAAAGCCTTAAATCCTTCGATTTCGATAAGGCGGCTTTGAGCTAAGATCTTACAGGCCGCAACCTCGTCAAGTTTTTTGTCGAGCATTTGCGAACATTGCTCGAGCTCATTGACAGGCGGGGTCGGTTGGGTTTTGGGCGCAGAACTTTCGCTTGACTGCGCTGAAATTTGAGTTGAATTTATTAGACTCGGTACGCTGAACAGTATCAAAATCAGCGTTAGCCTGATTGCTGTTCTCGCTCCGTTTTTGTAATTCGACATTTGCATTCTCCGTAATCTGTCTCTGGACTTCTAATGCGCCTTTTTGAAAATTCTCATCATCCCGAAGCTCGCCCTCTTTTTTCGTTTCCCTGGATTTGCTGCAGGATTGGATCCCGCAATAGCCGGTGAAAAAAATGGACAGAATGACAAGCGGATAAACCCACCATCGCCAGTATTTCAAAAGACCTTTTCCGATCGCCGCGGTGATTCCTGTAATCATCTTGAATCTCCGAACATCGCCGAAAGCACGGCGGCCGCAACAAAGAGAATCACCGCCACACCAAACACGGCGAACGCCCACCCTGCGGCCCTTTCTCTCGGCGTCAATTTCATCCCGCCAACCTCCGCAGCTCGGATTCGATATCGTCCTTTTGCCGTTCGATCGTCGCCGGGAATCGCTCTGCATCCTCAAGCGAGGCCCGTAGGTCGTTCCGCGTCTCGCAAGCCTCGCAAGCGCAGCCGGCGCCCGAATGAAAAGACTCCGAGCCGATGCGCTTTTGGAGGTCGTTAAGGCGGGTTTCCGCCCGGGTGATTATGGATTTGTCTATTTCGACCACGCCTGCAATCTCCTTATACCGCCCTCTCGAATGAATCGCGCCGACCAATTCCACGTACCCGGTATCGCGCAAACAGCGAGCAAACCGAGGGTGACCAAAAAGCCGCCCCTCATCGCCGCGGCGAACAGCCCGACAACGACAAGGCACCCGGCTAATATCTCAACCGAGTGTCCGACAAAGTCTGCAAATTGTCCGCGTTCGTGGTTCATGTTTTGTTGAAAGTCCGCCGAGTTCTCCCACAACCCCGGCGGACACTGCGGGTTTTCACCCTCTCGGCGCATCGCGCAGAGCTAATCTGAAATAATTCTAACGGTCTTTACCGGGTCCTCTTTTCGCGCATCAACCGCCTCGCGGTAGCGTTCCGTGTCGCCGAAAAGCTGGATATTGTTCTGCGTTTTGTCGGCGTTCTTATCCATCGCGTGTTTCGCCAACTCAAACACCTGCCCGATATGCTTCCAGAAAATAAACACCAGTCCGAGCAAGACCATCCCGGCGATTACGCCGAGTAGAAATACCAACCAATCCGGCATCCCTGCCGCCTTCGCCGCGATGCTTGAAAAAATTCCGCCGATACCCAGGCCGCCGAGCCACGTTTTCGCGGACGTGATTTTCGGAACGAGCTGCGGAATCGTATCAGCGGTAAAGACGGTTTCTTTCTTTTCTTCCGTGGTCGTTCCGCCGGGAGTTGATTCTTCCGTTTTCGCGGTCGTTTCGGTTTCGGCGGACGTTCCGGGGTCGCCAACTGGCGGCAACGCCGTGCCGGTTCCATCGCCGGTGAGTGGTCCGCCAACCGCTGGGCCGTCATTCGTAATCTCGCGCTGCGGGATCGGCGGAGCCGGTTCCGCTGAATTCGTAATCAACGACGCGCGTAGTATCCGCCCGAACTTCATAGCCGTGTCCGCAATCAACTCTGCGTGATCGGTTCCGTTGATGATTCGGCGCCATTCCATGTAGAGTTTTTTGCCTTCAAGCCCGGCAAACCTTCGGCTCTTAAATCCGAGTCCGGTAAACATACCGGTCCGCATCCCGTAGGACATAATCGCGTAAGCAATCGCCGGGTCCATCGCGTTGTCGGGGTCGTGAATATCGCCGGGCTGGTCGCCAACGGTAAGATCGAATTTGCGACCGGTTCGCCTCTCGAACTCCGCAACGATTTCAGGATACTCGGCGCGCAAGGCATCCTCGGCTTTTTCGTAATTGTTCTCGCCGGTAAGTTGGACGTCGCCCCGGCCGGCATAAATCGCGCCTTCCTCTTGCGTGTCGTTGCCAAGCCTTCGGCCTTTCCCTGTCTGTCCGCCGTAGTTGCGAATGAAATAGGCTCGGCCGCCGTACTCGTGAATTGGTTGGAACGTGTGCGCGGTTTCGAGTTTTGTAGTCGCCAACATATACGCCGGTTCCTCGATGCGGGTAAGGTGCGGGTCACGCTCGATCGAGTCCAGTAAATAATTCAGGCCGTCGACTTGTTGCTGATTGAGAGAACTAAACTCTTTTCGGTAAGCTGTGAAAAACTTTACGCGGTCAAATTTGAATCTCATAAATTTATCCAAGAGGAAAACGGTTGCAATTTATCACAGTTCGTTTTTTTGTGCAATTAGTTTTTGCGAGCGTTCGATTCGTCGATACAGAGTTTACAAAATACTCGGCCTGTTTTTTCGCCCTCAAGGGTGATTTCAAATCCGTGCTCGCCGATAGGATGCCCGCACGGAATTAGACACGGACATTCCTTTTCCTCCAAAATGTCGGAGTCTAAATCGCCGTACTCACCCGTGCAATAATCACACCCCGGACAGGTATAACCTGAGTCAGGGAATCCGTTTTTGTCGCATCCCATCACCCAATCCTTGAACTCCTTTGCCTCGGCATCTGACTTGAAATACTTACGGAGATTGCCTGAATCAACACCATCGGCGAGAGCTTTATTCGCCAGCGCGTTCGCCGTTGCTTTGTCCATCCTCGCCAACGCGCGGTCGAGAGCTTCGCGGCGGGCCTGTTTTCGAGATCGGCGCCGCTCGAGATAGAGCGCGAGTTCTACCGATACCCAAACGATTACCAGGATAACCGCCAAGATTCCCGCTGTGTTTTGGATTGATTCAAGCATCTTCATCCTCCGCCACGAACTTTTTGAACTCATCAACGCCACCTGTCTGTTCGTGGAGTTGCAGGCGGTCGTAGTGGGCGACGGTTTGTTTCAATACGCCGGCCGTAATCCGGCACGAACCTTGATCGCCGGCCGTTCCGAAGTGGAGATGAAGCGGCTCACCAGGCGGGCAGTATTCCAGGAAGTCGGCAAGGGAAAGATTGTCGCGTTGCTCACCGGTCAGGTCTGAGAATTTAGGTTTCATTGGTGGCCTCCGGTTGGTAGGGCGCCGGACGTTCGCGCCAGGCGATGGTAATATTTCCCCAACGGTCGAAGCCGCGCTCCGTCCAAATATCGGTTCGCGTTAGATATCCCTCTTTGTCGTGATAAGTCGTGACGTCATACTCCCGACACTCAAAATCTTCGGGCGCTTCCGGCAACCGCTCGCCGACCGGGATCCAGCGCGGGAGTTCGGATTCAAGAATCTCGGCGATCTTCGATGCCATCGGCTTCTCACCCCAACCGCCGCCGTACTTATCGGCCCTCATTTTCATTTGAAGCTCAACAGGCTTTTCGCCTGCGCCGTTGGTAAATAATACGTCCGCTATCTTTTCCGCAATCGCCCGCGCGTCGGGGTTGGTCGTTCGGGTGATCTCGGGTTTCCCTAAACATTGCCCTAGCCCGTGACGGTTAAAAAATTGGTCTGCGTTCAGGGCTGTTACATCCGAACGGCAATAGCCGCATCTTTCGGTTGGTCGTTTTTCGTCTGCCATAATATTCAACTCCTTTGTTTCGCAATGTCCTCGTCGGATGGTAGTCTTTGGCAACTCCAGCACGGACGCGAACTAAGCTTGAGAACCGAAAGAATGCCGTGCCTGTAATCCCTCGCCTGGCTATCTCGCAAAAGCGATTTGCACGTCTTGCATTTGAAATCATGCGTCAGTCCGGTTAATGCGCTGGGCGGCTCTTTCGGCGCACCCATCGGCTTCGCGCCTTTCGCTAACCGTTCTCTTAAAACCCTGTCCGCTCGTTCTGTTCGTTCTTGGTAGTTCATAAATTGCTCCTATGTTAAAACCTGTTTGCTGTTGATAATTATTTTGCGCTTTCAACTAGCGATTGATTGCGCTTGCGAGTTATCCTTTTGCGCGCCCTCGGGGGAAGAACCTAGATTTTTATTCAGGTTTTTGCTGATCAGGCTAGTCACCCGCCATTGCCATCAACGCATTGCAAATCGCATCCGTATAGGCATCGCAAAGATCGTCGCTCAAATCCGTAATACGGTCAGCCAATTTAATACTCCCTTCCCATTCAACAACCGGAAAAGAGTTGCCATCCTCATCACCATCGCTCCCTATGTATGGAGCACGAACGGCTACCGCTATCGGCTCTCCGTCGTGCGCGCCCGAGAGGGTTAATAACGCCCAACGCGGGTTCTCGTACCATGTAGTTGAGTCCCATATTGCTATCGGCTCATAAACACGGTCTCCACTCTCCCAAACCCTCCGAATCGCCTTGCAACGCTGTTCGGCGGTAGCGGTTATGACAGCGTTCCATTGCGCAAGTGTTAAGTCCGATTCATTGTACAGATCAATCGGATGGATTTGGTGAATAAGCACAATCGCATAGCGTAACGGGCCGTGCTTCTCAACCGTCCGCGCCTCGGCCTCGTCGAGTAGTCGTCGGGGTGAGTCGGGCGAGTCGTAGGCGGGATTGGCTGGCAAGTCCTCGGCTAGATTGATCGTCACACAATCAGGGCATTTCTCGCATTGGAATTGCCGTACCGTAGAAAAGGCGTTACCCCTTCGCACCCACTCATGCCAACACCGCCCGAATACAACCGTCTCGATAAACTCGTTATCCGTCATCTTCATCCTCCTCTCGTTCGTCTGGTTGGTCGGGGCTGGCCTCAGGGATCGCCCTCAACGCTTCACGCGCTAAAGCAAGCGAAGGGAATATGCCGAGCTTCGGATGCGGACTCCCTGCGATATTTTCCCAGACGTGCCAACCGTCCAGCCGCTTCCGTATATTCCACGTGCGTTCGTCGCGCTTCCAAATAATATCATCAGCACATTCTTCCATCTCGCTAAGCTGCGCGTTCCTGTCGGAGAGGCGCGCGCGAAGGGTGGCGACCTCTTTACGGGCGAAGTCCACGAGTAAATCAGGCAGCCATTCTTCGGTTAGAAATCCGAGTGTTAAGACATGCGCTTGCGCCCGTTCCAGTACATCGCCCGTCGCCGGGGATTCGGGGCGGGTGTTCCAGTCCTCAATGCTCGCCATGAACGAGCATTTTTGACAAAACACCATCCCTGCTGATTTCGTCAACTTTGGATACATGGACGATTCAAAAGATAAGTGTGTATGCTGGTTGGGACACGGCTTCAATTCCTGTTCGCTCATTTCGTTTCTCCAAAATATTCATAAGCCTGTTTAGTCGGCCTGTATGTGACCTCAAGGGATTGGCTGTTTATCTCTCGCCTTTCGGACTGTTCCACAAATCCCTTGCGTAATAAGCGGCCGAGAACGCCCTTCGGTGTGAGTGAACCATCTGACCACTCCACCCGTCCGTTGTCGATTATAGTCATGCCGTCATTGACCATTCGAGATAAAACACTTTCTTGAATCGCCGTTAATTTGTCGCTCATCTCACCTCCACCAACTTCTGATTCTGCGCCTTGAGTTCGGTTATGCGGGCGATGTGCGCGACGGGCCGACACTCGTAGCACGGAACGATTATCCAGGGGCCTTGTCGCGGGCCGAATTCGATAGTGCGCTCAGACTCGTCGACGTGGGTTTGACTGCATAGGCCTAAAGGGTCTTTTGTTTCGGGTTCGTTTTCCATATTAAAACATGTCTATCAAGGTCGAATTATGGAGCAACCGGCGGACGATCGAGCCGCCAAATCTGCCCGTTGTGTCCGCGCGCTCAAAGTGCGTAATCAGCGCATCGGGGCTTAAATTCGTGGTTACAACTATTTGGTGCTTATTCGAAACCGCGGCGTCTAAAAGTTCGAACAATTGCTCAACGACAAACTCTGTCGGACGGGCTTTGTCGAGGTCGTCGAGGAAAAGAGCGCATTGATCTTTGCCTCTAAAATCATCTGGGTAAATCGGCAATAAATAAATCTCGCCTCTCCGGGATGCCTCGATTGATTCGTGGTAGTGATTAACCAAGGCTTTCAGTGTTCCTGCAAATAACTTCTTTCGTGCGCGGACTGCCTCAACGCATAAGGCCCAAAAGAAATGACTTTTCCCGGTCCCGAAGTCACCCGAGAATACATAGCTTTCGTTCGGAGCTTTTTGGATTTGAGCAACAAGATCCGCTTGCCGCCAGTGTCGATCCGTGCGGGGTCGTAATAATTCCAGGGCGACACTGTGATATTCGACCGGCACAATCCGGTTAAGATATTTCCGAATAGCGCACTCACAGCTTTTCGCGCGGGTATATTGGCGCCCGTCCGATTCATACGGCTCAGTGATAAATCCGGTATCGGCGCAGTTCGCGCAATCGAATTTAGTCCGGGAGTCCGATTCGACGGCGAGATTCTGGACTGCTCGCTCTGCTACTTCTTTGACTAGGGTTAATTCCATTTGTTCTGCTTCCTTCGGCCTTCGATAGCTCAATAAATTTCTCCACCTGGGCCGCGTCTCGATAGATCGTGTCTATCCCGTCAAAAACCTTTTGGTCTTTGTTCTCGCCTTGGTGGAAAGGTGATTTCAAAACTCCAAGCGGAACGAGTTTTAATTGCTCAACCGTGAACCCTTCTTTGAGTCTCGCCTCGATCCTCCGTAACCGCTTTTTATCAAGAACGGATTTCGGGTGATTGCAAACCGTTTTCCAGTTTTCAAATATTCCAATAATGTCACCAGCGGACGTGTCCGCGCTCTGTTCAACTTCACCTTCTATTTCTACTTCATCTTCTACTTCTACTTCATCTTCTACTTTCCGAAGGATTCGATAGGGTTTGAAACCCTTTGATAGGCTTTGATAGGATTCCGTAATTGTTACAATGATGTTATTTACAAACGCGGGCATTTTTTCAAGTTCGGAGACGACATTTTTCCTCATATTGTCGTTAAAATTCTGATTCTTGAGAAAGTTGAGCAAAATCATCCACCCTTCGCGGTAAATTATCTTCTTATCCGTCTCGAATTTTTGCAAGATTGTGAGTAATGATTCTTGCCCGATTCCGGTATCAAATGAGATCTGTTTAACGGATATTTTGTACGCGCCGGAAAGGTTCACGAACGGGTTTGTGAGTAGGTAAACGAACGCCAATTTCTCGGCGGTTTTGAGATCGCTGAAATATTCATCGGCCCACATTTCGATATTGACGGAGCGAAGTTTAGCCATTTCCCTCTTTTGTGAAATCTGGATGCTGAGAGGAAATATGCCTTTGAAGATTTACAAAAGAACGATTACAGCACGGACAGACACCGTTGCCGACGCGGTTCTTAAGTTTGGTCATTTGACCTTTAATTGCTGTGACCTGATTTTTAGCGGCATCTGCGCGGTTTTGTGCATAAGATAACAGCCCTTTCAGGCGCGCTATTTCGTCGTTTTTCTGCTTAATATCCGATTCTGTGTAGTACTGTCCGTGTCCGTTCGGACAATAAAAAGTGCTTCCGTTTTCTCGTAACTTCTTTTGAAGATAGTCGGGAAGTGCGAAAACTATACTGCAATTACTACACCTTTCGGTTTCTAATTTAAGCTGAACACTGATTGTTGCCATGAAATAACCTCCAATAGAAAAAGCCCTTTTCTCTGCCCGCTCGAATGAGTTTTTTGTCAAATCATTGCGGCGATTGGACACTCAGAACGAGCAGAGAAAAAGGCTCTCTAACATCTATTTACCAATCACCGCACCTCTAATTATCCACAATTCCCGCTCGATTGCAACCACACCCGCCCGGATTAGAATAGGGTGGATTTTCAAAACAGTTCCACTTGAATATCTTTCAACCGTTTCTCGGCAATCTTGATATATTCTGGGTTTAGTTCGATGCCGATAAATCGCCGTTTGTGTCTGAGCGCGACAAGTCCGGTCGTTCCGGATCCGCAAAAAGGGTCAAGCACAAGGTCGCCCGGCGCCGATCCCGCTAAGATGCACGGCTCGATTAATTTCGGTGGAAAGGTGGCGAAATGGGCTTCCGAATATCCCTGAGTTGCAACGGTCCAAACGCTTCTTTTGTTCGCTTTGCCGGTCGGATGTGGCGTATGAGTCTCGACCGTGTTCGCCCAATTCTCTGCAGCTATCAATCCCGAACCATCGCCGTAAGCGCGTCCATTGCCGAAACTCGTTCCCCATGTCGTTTTCGTTTTGTCTGCGTAGGGTTCTCGAATTGACTGGTTATCAAAAAGTAGTTCTGCGATTTCGACAAGAGAAAAATATACTCATGCGCCTTCGTGCATCGGTCGGTCACACTCTCGGGCATCGGGTTAGGCTTGCTCCAGATGATGTCTTGTCGAAGCCAAAAGCCCGCATCTTGGAGCGCGAACGCCACGCGCCACGGGATGCCGATAAGGTCTTTGGGTTTGAGTGATGTATCAAGTTTGCGCCCGGTCTTGACGGTTTCTTGGTCGCCATTTCCTGATATCCGGCTCGGGCAAGTCTGGCTAAAGCCGCTCGGGGTTTTATTACCCGCAGGACTTCCATTGTATGAATCCCCGAGATTTAGCCAAATCGTGCCGTCCTTTTTCAAGACCCGTCGAACCTCAAGAAAGATCTCGACGAGACGGGCGACGAACTCGGCCGGCGTGGATTCGAGCCCGAGTTGCTCATCTTGCCGGACCGCTCCGCATTTCCCGCAAATACTTTTGAAGATTTCGTGATTGGCGGCATTTTTAACGTCTGCGCCTGTTCCACAATTTTGATTGACATAAGCTCGAGTTCGCATCGGCTCGCCTTTGTGGTCGCATTCCGGATCCCCGCCTTCCCAGATAGCCGTTCCATAATCACGCAATCCAAAATACGGCGGACTGGTTACGCACGTCTGGACGCTCTCACCTTCGAGAGTTTTCAGCACGTCGAGCGCGTTACCAAGAATGATTTTGTAATCGGTCATAAGTTAAGCAACGAAACCGAAAAACCCCTCGTATGAGTTCGCCGGTTTCGTGTCGTGCATTATTCGTCCTCGGTTAGGCTCGACGAGTATTCGTCTTTTTTCGTGATCTTGTGAACGATTTTCACGCCGCCCTGGTCGAAGATAAACTGATCGTCATTGTCCGGATCCGCCTTGAATTCCTCCGGGTAGAGTTTGGCGATGCCGTCACGTTTTTTCTTTAGCGCAACTTCCTGATCGAGCATTTCTATTCTGGCTTTTTTCGCCGTCTCGTACTCTTTTGTCGTGGCGATTAAGTCCTCAATGGACGGCTCTTGCCCGGGTAGATACCCCTGCCCGGATTCGTCTGTTTTCATTTCTTCTGCTTGTTTTGGTTTTGCCATATTTCTCCTTTATTTGCTTAATTTAACTACCGCCTTGTTCTTTTTCGCTAATATTATTACCGAGAAAAAGACACGGTTTATAAAAGTGATAAGGCGCGTATCTCGATTTCCACGCGCGGGTTTTTCGGGTCCTCGAATCGTTTTGCTTCAATCTCGGTAATTTGCTTGTCGTCGATGTATGCGAAGCCCGACAAGGCATCGAAAGGCGCTTTTAACATGCCGTCCAGGTCGCCGACACGTCGCGGGCGAAATGCATGAAAGATGATTGCAACATCGCCGATGATTGGCTGAATCTCGGCATCGACGCAAATCTGTTTAACCGCCGTTTTATACTTTTTCAAATCGCCGGTCGGAACACGGATCGGCATTGCCTTGCCCGGTAAGATAAGCGTTCGATAGAGATTGTTTGTAGCCGGCGGCCAGGGAAGCGTGAGTTTAATCATATCTCGGTCCTCTGAATATGCCTCGCCTCAGTCTGCTCGTCAGGGGCGAGGTTTAAGGCGATAAACGTTCCTCGCCGCTTTCGATGGCATCCGGTCGGCGGATCGGCGCAAGTAGGTAGTGGACAATTCCAGCACGGCGTATAAGCCTCGGGGTCGTATTCGTCGCTCATATCAATCCCTGCTCCCGTAATCGCCGCGCCCGTTCTCGCCAGTATTTCGTGCGCCCGGTTTCCGTCGCCCGTTTCGCCTCTCGCTTTTTATCGTTCGCGGCCTTTCGCTTTTGGTTATAGTTCGGCTTGGTAAATAACCGGAACTGGCAGCCGAGGGCCTGCTGATCGCAGAAAAGCAAGTCGCAGGTCAGGCACAAAAGGCTCGCCTGTTCAGGCTTCATTTCAGCACCTCTCGCCTCACACAGCGCGCAAACATCGCTCGGCGGGCTAAATAACTGCCCGTACACACTGGCGGGACCGGCGGCGTGAGCCAACGCCGGATTGTGAAATAGATTGCCTTTATCATTTGTCGGCCTCCGGTTTGTTGAGGGCGGCGATGAGGGCATCTGCGAGCTTAACGGCCTTGTGGGCGTTCTTTACGTTCGCTTCCTCGTTCGTCATGCCGTCCTCGTCTACTAATCGCGCGATATACGCATATCGGGCGGGATTGGCGAGAAGCGCGGCCATAAACTGACCGGCGAAATACTCGCGTTTTGTTAATCCCGATGCGCCCCCATCGTAGGCATCAACGCCCGCCCAAAATCCGGCTCGTGAAAATGCTGGTGCGTCTGATTCTGTTTTCATAATTTCACCTTAATATTTGGGCGGCGGTCAATGTAGGCAAACCCGCCGCCCTTTACGCCCCGGACAGGTGCCGATCGCTCGGCGGGGCGGGCTTATTTCGATAGCTCGTCCAAAAGTCGTTGGGCTTGTTCCGTGGTCAGATTCTTCCGATTCCTGAACCGCGCTTTCTGTCCGGGTGAAATTCCGGCGTCCTTGCTCTCATCGGCATTATCAATGCCGCCGAGTGCTTCCATTCGCGCCTCTAACTTCCCAACCAACTCCGCGAGAATAGTATATTCCTCCGAGTCCGTCCCGACCTCGGAAACATTCTCGGGAACTTCCGGCTCTGTTTCTGCAATCGGCGTTCCATCAACCGCCCCGGCCTTTTCGATCGCGGCAAGAACTTCGTCATACATATCAACCGTGATATGCGAGAGAAGTTCAAAGCCAAAAGATTTGATTAGATCCGAAAGCGGGATCGTGGACACATTGTTCTTTTTCGCCAATTCGACCAAAGCTTGGCGCTGTTCCTGGGTGATTACGGCTGGCGGCTCGGGTATGTGTTCGCCCGGCGCCGTAATGCCGAAATCCGTATATTCGTCTTGCGCGACCTTCTCCGCATCCTCCGGGCTTAAAGGCCATCGCTTGGCGTGTCGGCGCATGGGCGTCTTTCGCCACATTTCGTTAGTATCCGTAACCCAGGGGCCGTCGCTCGAGGCCTTGGACCGCTTCCGGATCTTCTCGACATCATCGGCGGTCATGTATTCGAAATCGGTTACGCCGTCCTTGTAGGTAATCAGCGAATAGACGCCGATCTTCTCGCCGCGGTCGCCGGTCAATAACGGCTCGTGGATAATCCCGCGATTCGTGCCGAGCGTGAGCCTGAAAAGGTCATTCGCATAAACCAACTCGGAAACGGCGAACGATATCTCACCGGACCGGCGCGCGAGAGCAATAAATCCCCGGTAGCCGATTATCAGCTTTGCGACTTTGCCGTAAGGGATAAGATACGCCTCGCCAAGAGAGGTATTCGGCTCGAGCCCGAGAGTGGTAGCTTCGACAATGGCGGCGATAAGCGAATCCCGCGTACATTCGGCGAGCTTCGGCGTGTTTGTAATCGCCGTGGTGATAACCCGAATCATTCTTTCGGGCGTTAGGTGCTTCGGCAGCGCGGCGATGATTTGCCTTTGAACATCTTTGCGGTTCAGGAAATCCCGCACGTTCGCAACCTGTGTTTGTGGTTTTTGTTGTAAATGTTGGTTCATATTCTCCTTAATAAAATTCTACATAAGCCGATTGATGCGCCCGCGTAAAGGCCGTATCCCATCCGACCTCGTGTGACCGGATAAACGGACTGTCTGCGAGCCGTAAAATATAGGTATTGCAGGTTGAACACCGCAAAATATCACCGTTCCATATCTGGCGCGGATTCGTCCTCTCTTTATCTTCGAACTCAATGCCATACACGCCGTTGCGGTCTATTTCATACGCTCGGCGACATAGGATGCATATTTCTCTCGGCATTTCACCTCCTCCCCGTACTAACCACGCGGTTATTAACAACCCGAACCCCAGGCAGATTCAACTGGCTTTTCAGTGACCGCGCATAGGTATTTAAGGCGGGTTGATTTATTTGAATCAGATTTATAAGCGTTGGATTCTTGGCGATATATTTCACCAGTAATTGGAGGTCGGTTACGGTCGCCGAGTAGTTATCCCGATACGTTACCGCCTTGCTCTTTTCGTAAGTCGGGGCCGCGTGAACGATTGGCGCGTTGTCTTGCTCGAGAACCGCCGAAACCGTTTCCTCGTCCATCCCTTGAGCCTCGGCATTCGCGGCCGCGGCGAGTCGCCTTTCTGCCTCTTGGCGGTTCGCTTCCTCTTGCATCCGTCTTTGGAGCTCGATGCGCTTCTGTTCTTGTTCGCGGTCAAAAGCTATCAGCGCATTATTGATGCGCCTCATCTTTTCGCGGACGGGTTCGCAAACATCCGTTTCGTGTTTGCAGATTTTCTTATGCTCTTGCCATACCGGATCTTTGATAGCCTTGAATGACGCCTCGGCCTCTTTCAGAAAGTTCGCAAGTTCCGTCCGAATATCAACGGCGGTATCGTATTGCTCCTGTCCGTCAATCTCGGGAACGGTGAATTTGAGAAGCTCGAACGATTCGATTTCAAGCTCGGCCGCTGATTTTGTGTTTTCCATTATTCTTTCCCCGCAATGCCGTTTTCGATTAGCTTCATTCCGACTTCTAAAACAAGCGCAATCGGCAAACCTATCCAAAACAGCGTCCACATCAAATCGGTTGCGCCGATGTGTTTTAAGATTAGAAACGAAAGCGCGTAAGCAAGCGGCACCCGAATCAGAAGGGTTAATATCGCAATGCCGCATCCGGCTTTTTCTCGTCCAGTCATTTAATTTTCTCCTTTATACTTTCTCACCAATTCCAACCATTCGCCGATGTCGTTGTGATAATTCTCAACCGGATAGATCTTCACCTTATATTTCCCGTCCGGTCTGAGCGCAACCGCCACGCGCTGAAATATCTTTTTTGGGTCCAGGGCGTAGGCATAGGCCGAGAGCTGCAGCCGGACGTATGGAGCGACGGCGCCCGTTGTNGAGGTTTTGATGTCAAGAACTACGGGCATATTCGATCCCGGCAAATAACCCATCCGGTCAAGCGTTCCTGAGTAGCCGGCCGAAAGGCAGTCAACGCGCTTTTCGATTTCAGTCGGATGGAATAAAGACTCTTTTCTGTATCGAATCCAGGATCTCAAATATCCCCTGTATTCCATCGGAATTTTACGCATATCGTTTACAATAAACTTGTCGTATTCCTCGCAAATCAGATGCACGTTATGGCCCCGGACCCGGGCCTCATCATCTTTTGAGAAAGAACTAATAAGACCCGCCTTATCAAGAATCTGCGTGACGCTCGGCATTTCGCGGCCGTCCGAGAAGTATGCGTGTTGATCTTGGTCGAATTCGAGGTACATTATTCCCCCAACCACGCGGCCGCAAACATGCACACGCATCCGAACGCTAAGAGAAGGGTTAGGGCTGTCCAAAATACCTTTTTAATCATTTCCACTCAACGACCTCGGCGTCTGGTTCGTAGACGGGCGATATATCCCCATCATCGTCAACCCAATACCCGCGCTCGTCAAAACTGGTCACGTCAAAAACGCAACCACTTTTATTTGAATACCATTCTTTTGTATTTGACGGAAAATCCTTGATCCGTATCCGTGACGGCACGCGCTTGCGCTCCCCATTTAGAAACCTGTAAATCTCCCTCGTAACATCTACATCCGTCATTGCGTCGTGCCAGTCGCCTTTCGGCTCAATGCCGTAATGCGCGGCGACCGTGGCGAGTTTGAAATTCGGCAGCGTCGGGCGCACCCCCTCGCGGCAAATCGCGTTACTGGCTAAAACCATGACGTCGATCGAATCACTCCAAAACCATCCGTGATAGCTATTTCCTAGCCATGCGCGGATAAACTCATCGTCAAACTTGCGATTATTCCAACCAACAAGATGCGCCCGCTCATCGGCCTTGAAATAAGGGGTGAGGATTCGGGCGAGTTCGAAAGCACCATCAATTGAACTGAATTTGTACATGCAGATTTGATCGGTTGTTACACCCGACACCTTCAATGCCTCTAAATCTATCGTTGTTGGATGGTCTGGCCTCATCCGAATGTCAATCTTTTCGACAACCTGGCCGTCGATTTCCAGGAGCGCGCCGAACTGGTGTATGGCGTGCAATTTCGGGTCCCGACCCGTGGTTTCGACATCTGCGAACATTAGGAGTGGCATTCTTGGCACCCCCCAGCGTGTTTATCGCCTTTTTTCAATCGAACAGTCAGGGCGCACCGAATACTCCAACCTTTCAGAATCCGACCGTTAACCAGTCTCCGAATCGCGCCGTAACGTCGCGCCCAGGTTGCGATGGAGTGAGTTTCGCCGTCAAGGGTAATTAGGTGGGTGCGGCTGCTGTTGTCCGCTTGTTGTTGTCTAGTGGCCCACTGGCAATTTTCGGGGTAGTAACCCTTGTCGTTATCGATGCGGTCAATTGTATGCGCCGGAGTAGGCTTCAGGCCCATGTCTTCGATGAAATTGCGGAACATTAACCATCGGTCGCAAACCGTGATTCCGCGTTTGCCGTATCGCGAATAGCCAATTGCTTTCGGGTTGCGGCATCTATCCAGCATCGCGCGCCAACTATTAAATTCCGACCTATAAATCTTTGCGATGTTCGTACCCTTGCTGTTACGAACCCGCCCAAATGGAAGCGCACTGAGTACCGTCATATTTTCTCCACTTTCATGCTCTGCGTCGGCGGATACGCCCACGCCGCGCCTTTCGTCTCGACCTCGCGTTGAATCCATTTCGGGATGTGCTGTTTTTCGATCGTTCCCCTGTCGCCAGTCGTTGGGCGAACCGCGTCATAGCAATCGGGACATTCGGACGGGCGTATGCGGACCATGATTGCCATTATCCTATGACCTCCGCGCTCAGAAGTTCGTCCTCCGCCATCTCGATGATTTTCTGTTTACATTCGGCGATATTGAATTGCAGAATTTCGATGTGCAATTCGGTGGTGATTGGTTGACCTGGCCGAAGTCCAAAATGCTCCATCGCTGAAGCGGTCATTAAAAGGGTGTGTCCATTGAGCGTTACGCTTGCCATTTTCTATCTCCGTTCGTTGGTTTCTGGGTTATATATGTTGCCACGTTTCACGCAGCACAATAAGTCGAATGTTATCCTTATGAGTCCTGAATCGTGCGGCTAATTCCCGTCTACTGACCCCTTGCCCGCCGAGTCTGCGAATCTCGATTACTTGTCGGGATGTTAATTTCGCCGTATTTTTCGTTTCGCCCTTGGCCTGTCTGCCGCGATCTCGCATATCTTGCATGTTCTGTATGTGCGTTCCGCTGATAACGTGCGCGGGATTAATACATTTTTTGTTATCACAGGTATGCCGTCCCATTGGCAGCGGCCATTTGCCGTTTCGCAAAAAATATGCCACGCAGTGGGCGTTTCGGGTACGGCCCTGAAATGAAATTCTTCCATAGCCTTTTGCGGTACAGCCCAGCCAAATCCAACATTTAGTGTCATCGGCGGTAACGGTCGCGCGTCCCCATAAACGATTTTCTATTAATCTGCTCATCATCCTTTCCAAATATCTCGGCTTTTAACTAAGCTGTGCGTACCCCGTATTGTCTGCGTTGGGTTCGGATGTCTGTTCACTCAGCGCGTTATTGCTTTGATGAGATTTGAATATACAGATTTGTTTGTAGTCTGTCAATAGCATTTTTGTAGTATTATTGTTGACAAGCAAAAAAAAGTTCGTCTAAACTCTGTAATCACTATGGCGAATAACAATAAAACAAAAGCAATTAACGTGATGGTTCCGGCGAAGCTGAAAGACGGATTGGACAAGGAATTGAAAAAGGATTCCAGTTTTCGATCTATTACCCATTTCATCGAAACCTCAATCACGCGATACCTTGCCGAGCGCGAGATTCAACGAGAACGCGCGGCGGCGGGAGGCGCGAATGCCTAACTTTTACCCGCTACCGCGCGAGCGTGATTTATCCGTGTCGTGGTATTTTGCGCGTCTGACCTTGGAGGCGTTTTTGAAAGGTGTCCGAGACAGGCAGAACGGACAAAACTTCGCTTGCAATCCATACCCGACAAACCGGCACGGCGGAGTGCCTTACGGATTACGAGAAAGCTATGCACTCGGTAATATGTGGGCGCAGGGTTATTGGTTCGGCGAGTCCGTCGAAACAGCGGAGGTCGCAACGTGAGCCAATTCGTAGTTTCGCTAAAATCCCCGTGCCCTGGTTTGCATCAAGTCGGCGAGTTCGCGATAGTCGGCAATTGCGCCCTTGCTAAATGCCCCGGCTTCACCTACAAAGAAGTGCCGTTGGAAGCCGCGCTGATCGCAACGCTAAAAACCAACGATGAATTTGCGCGGGAACTCGGTAAGATATTCGGATACACCCGCCGCGAACTCGTGAAGCCGAAGGGGATTTTATGAAGTTAGCCTATCGAGCCGGATGGTCCGGAATGTTCGGCATAGTCGCCGCCGAGTCGAGAGCGAAGGCGGTATATCAAACCTTGCAGGGCGCAAAAGACGCCGGATATTCACCAAAATTTACGGACATTCGCGCCAAACGCGCACCAGAATACGACGAATGGGCGAGCCGGCAATTACGGAACGGTTGCTTTACCGAAGAATACGTCCAACGGCTAATCAAATCCAACACGAAAATAACGACGAGTTAAATATGCCCGAATTGTTTGAATGTGCGCGGCGAACTTTCCAGAACTCGGCTAACCCTTCCCTTCCTTTTCCTTCCCTGAGTCCTCCAATATCGCCTCGCATTTCTTTAATACGCTCTCGGCTGTTTGGAGTGTTTTAACCGAGTCCGGCGCGCCGATCTGCACAGACTTCTCGCGCAATAATTGAACAGTTAAAGCCGCTTCTTCTTTTGTGAATTCGGGTGTCATGTTATTTTTCATAAGTCACACTCGCGCCCAGGATTTGAGCCGAGACTAGTAATGCGTTGTTCGTGATTTGCAGAGCCAATCGATCGCCCTGCGCGACCGCGAAGGAATGGGTTGGATCGGTATACATTCCGGCTGCAGCGTTCGCCGCTATCGTTTTTGTTAAGGCCGTATCTGCCCGATTTTTGCGAACCATAAAGACTAGCGAGCCGGAAGCGGGCTGCGCGGTTTCAAGATAAATTGTCAGATTCTTAATCGTGCCGACGCGCGGCATTACGATCTCAGTCATGCCCTCAGTGACGGAAATCACGCCGCCAACCAATCCGCCGAAGCGGGACCCGCCGGCAATGATGGTTGAAAGCCCGAAGCTCGAGAACATCACCGGAGCGGAGGACGTAAGATCTGTTGAAACTAAATGCGTCGGCATAAATTAAATTGCTGTCGTAATCAGAATACCGGAATTGTTGACCGTAATGCGATATTGTGTCGTGTCGGGCGCCGTCAGAACCACGCCCTCGGACGATGAATTGCCTGCGATAACATCCTTCAAACACGTCACTTGTTCATTAAATATAACCTGTGGGGCGAACACAAACCCCGCCCCGGTCCCGCCGTCGAATGTCGTGGCGCCGCCGGATACCGTTACCGCGTTCCAATAATGCGTTGCGTCGTAGCCGCTGCGAAACTGCTCTGTCGTTGAAACAACATGAAACTTCGCGGCCGGCGAAACGCCTACGCCCATACCCGTGCTGTTAAGTCTCGCCTTTTCCGTTCCCAGGATCTTCAACAGAATATTCGCCGCGCCCGAGAATGTTGCATCGACAACCGTTTCCCCGGTGTTCGTGTCGTAGTAAAAAGGAAAGTCAGTATTGCTTCGAAAGATGCCGCTCTTACCGGACGCCGTTTTCACCGCGACGTAGTAAATATCCCCGCCGATTTGATAACTGCGAATCTCACCGCTACCACTCGCCGCGCCGACACTAAGCACCGCGCCCGATTTATTCAAATCCCCGTCATCAACCAAACTCGTGCCGTTAAAAAACGGAACGCGGGTATTTGTAAGCCCGCTTGTAATCTTGGCGGCCGAAAGGTTTGGAATGTCGGCCGCGACGAGGGCGCGAAACGTTGGAACTGCGGACCCGCCGGAACTCGGCCCGGCGTAAACGATGTTCGCCGCCTGGTTGACGGGCGCGAAAGATAGTGCCGGGGTTGTCGTCGGGTTCGTCTCGGTAGTCGTGAACAGCGGCGACAGGTCGCCCGCGCTGAATGTCGTAACGGTTCCCGCGTTCCCGCCGAGAATGGTATCACCGCTTGGCAGTTCCTTGGTAAATCCGCCGATTGTAACTAATGGTCGTCGGGCTGTCATTTTATGTTTCTCGAATTAGGATGCCCGCAAAATCCGCCACCGCGATTAGTGTCGCATCTTCCCCACGAAAGCAATAATGGATAAGTTTTGCATTTACCAGCGGGTTATCGCCGGAGGTTAAAAACGGTTCTTTACCCACCCATTCTAAATAAGGACTGTCTGTCGGGACTTCAAAACCCTCTACCGAATGGCCGCACTCGCGGCATTTGAATGAGCTTTCAATTTTAGTTGCCATAATGTTTACGCTATCTCAATCGTCGGCTGCGGCTCAAACTGCAAACTTGTCGCACTCGTCGCCTCGCCGATTTGTTGTTGAATGTTCCCGCTACCCGTTGGCGCCGTTGTCGTGATGCTGCCGCCGGTCGTCGAAAGGAAGTAGGTTGAGCCGGGATTCAACCCGCTTAACGCCGTGTTCAGCTTCCCGCCCGAAATAGACTTGACCGGAATCGCCGCTTGCGATATCTGAAACGATAAATCCATCGGCGGGTTTCGTGTTATCGGTTGCGTTCGCCTTTCGAATCTTTGCCGTTCCGCCTGAATTGAACACGTTGACGAACATCCCGGCGGTCAACGCTTCGGTAGCTTCAAAGCCGATTGATTCATCTTCCGGCGCAGGGCCTTTCGAGAACGTTGTTTGAACCATCTTGGAATAGTCCGTAATAAGCGATTCCCCGCGCTCTGTTACGCTCGCCGCGAACAGCCTTATCGTCCTGCCTTTCAGGTCGAAAGGCACGTTGAGCGTCTCCCCTGCGTTACCACGGCCTAAATAAAGCGGTTCCATTGCCGGGTCGTCGTCAAATTTCCAGAAAACATCTACGAATTGAGATTCAAGGTCGGGTTCGGACGGTGGAACGCCTCGCAATGCGATGTTTGTTGCGAAGGTTGAACCGGCGAGGTTTTGACGTAAGATTAGGTCTTGCATTGTAACTTAATAGTCGGGGATGGTTGGCATTTACACGGAATCGCGCTCACGCCTCGTCCGCACTTTCGGCACGAATAATTTTGTCCGCATTTGCAATGCATGATTATTTCGCATTGGCAAAATACTAGAACAATATTTTTCAAGCCAACTGTTCCGTGCGTTGTAATTTGTAGACTCATATTTTTAAGTAGTTATTTGGTCAACGCTGAACGCCATCCCTTGAAAGTTCTCGACACGAAAGCGGATATGTGAGCCAGCCGCAACGCTCACCGTGCCCGCTAGTATCTGCCCGTTGCTGTCGGTCGTCACGGTGTCAAGGTCGGTCGCCGTGTCAACGTCATAAATAATCACGTCAACCCCCGCCCCTGGATTCGCGAGAACGCCGGGTTCCGTTTCGAAAGTTACAGTGATTCCTTGGTAATCGGATGGCATAATCGAGATTCATTCTACACTATTTTTGCTTCTGAAAACTATTTTTACTCGCACGTAAGATTTTACTTGACATTCTTACGTGTCGATGTTAATTTAGCATTAACAAGTGGGAAGTAATTAAATTTAAGGAGATAGAACAACACAATGGCAAAGAAAATATGCACTAAATGTGGAAATAAACGAGACGCGGCTTTTATGCTTTCAACGGGTATTTGCTCGTTCTGTTGCGAAGAACCGGAAACAATCAAGATCAACCATCCCGAGAAAGACGAAACAATGGTCGTCGAGAAAGCCAAGTACGTAAGAGCGCAAACCCGCGCCCTTCAAGAATACGGATATTCCGATTTGACCGAAGCCCACGTTTCCGGACAAATCGACAAAGCGTTAAAAGGCGAAAAACTAGACGTGATTGGAATGTTTATTGAAAAGGATTTGGTGAAATAATGGGCGCAACGAAAACGCAAATCACCGTTTGGAATTGTAAATGTGATCGCGACAAGTGCGGGAACGAATGGACAACACGAACCACCGATTTACCGCAAATCTGTCCAAAGTGTAAAACGCGGAATTGGAATAAAGAACCAAAGGAACGGGCAGACTTGGAAAGGTTGAAAGAAAAATACGAGTAGAAAAGACGGGAGCGGAAACGCTCCTTTTCTTTTTTACGCACAAGGCTCAATCGGAACGCTCAAAACTC